AATTATAAGCACACTGAGACCGTTGGTGGCATGAATTGCTACGACGCTGACTCGTGGGCTCAGCCTTTTTTGGCTTTGTCGCGGCATCCCAATGTTATTAATGGGGATTTTTCCAAGTATGATAAGAAATTGTCATCTGGGATGATCTGTGCCGCCGGCTCCGTAATTAAAGGTGTCAAGGAACAATTTAGGCATTTGTCTGATGAAGAATCGAATATAATCGACTCTTTATTAACTGACATTGCTTTTCCGTTGGTCCTGATGCACCAGTCACTCCTATCTTTAAATGGGAGTTTGTCGTCTGGAGTTTACCTGACTTTTGTCATCAATAATATCGCTAATTCCATTTACATTCGCTTGGCGTGGTTAAATATCATGTCAGGAGTCTGGAGTGGAACGACCGACGAACTTTTAGATCTTTTCGAAGATCATGTGGTGTTCTTCGCTCTTGGCGATGACAATACCTACTCTGTGTCTAATGAGGCTATCCCTCATTTCAATTTCAGATCGATTCAAGCATTTTTTGCTGGGATTGGTTTGAAGTATACAGATTCAGACAAATCTGACTCTGCTTATGGATCTTATGATCTTACCAAGGCTAGTATCGGAAAACGCAGATGGCGATTCGATGCTGACACTGGGAAATACAGAGCACCGTTGGAAAAAGCTTCCATGGGCAAGATGTTGACGATTGCCTTGCTAGATGGACCTCTGACACAGGAGCAGCGTTTTTACGCTACTCTTAATCAACTGTACTTCGAATTTTGTCAATATGGCAGAGAATGCTATGATGAATATATGGGGTACTTGGTGCAGACCATGGTTCACTCGGGTTTAGAGCGCCGTGACCATCCTTCTTACGATGATATAATCAAGAGATTGGATGAAGACGGAGAGCTCCCCTGGTCGAACAAAAACTTACACAATATCCCGGAGGACTTGGAATTCGTTCCGACCTCCGAAAAACTGTATTTGCCCAGTCAATTCCTTTTTGAGGGAAAGATTGGGTATAATGCTGAGGAAGTCACGGAGAGGATTGCGTATCAGAGAGTCATGATACAGCTCGAGTCGTGTGCCGTTCCGGCACAAATCGATCACGAGTATGTCCTGATGTTTTACCCTGACGTTTCCTTTTCTAAGATTCTATTATTGGTGATTCTGAATTTTTCGGATCACTATTCTCTGGAATTTGTCCCGACTTCCTCCATTTTTCAAGTCCCAAAGTGAGACTCAGCGTGGAGCGAAGATGGG